GCGCCATAAGAACCCTATCGACCGCGTTTGTTTTTCGTAGGCGTCCACCAGGGCGTCGGTGTCGCCGCGCAGTCCTTCCATCGTATCTCGAAGCGTCTCGTAAGCGGCAGCCCAGTTCACGATAGCCCTGGCCGCGCGCATTTCGAATCCTATTTCTTCCAGAAGGGCCGCTTGTTCTTCCTGAGTGCCCTTCAGTTTCTTTCTTAGGTCGTCGATAACCGGCAGCAACCCTCGGAACTGCCCATATTTGTCGTATATTTCAACCCCGATTTTCTTCAGCTTTTCGCCCTTGGAAACGAGATCAAGGAATGCTCGCGATGTCGCCGTCGCCGATTCTGCCGAGCTTATACCCATCTTCGTCAAGGAAGCGTAGCCCGCCAACGCCTCTTCGAGAGAGGCGCCCAGTTGCTTCGCGGCAGGAGCGACAACACCAAAATCGGTCGCGAGTTGTTCGTAGGTCATGAGACCTTTTCTAACGGTCTCAAATTGCAACGCATAGACCCGACTGAGGTCTTCTATTTGTAACCCGTAGGCATTGATGATAGATATTCCCGACGAAAGAGCGGTCTGCATATCTGTAGCACCCGCGGTGGCAGCGATAGCGGTTTGTTTGAGAACCGTCATCGCTTTCTCGGCGGGGATGCCGGCAGACCCTACGAGGTACAAAGCGTCAGCCAAGTCCTCAAGTGTGCGGCCGGTTTGCACGGCGGTTTCTTCGAGTTGCTTTTCCATATCCTGCCAACCCTGCTCGGTTGTGTCAAACATCGTCTGTGCCGTGCGGAGGTGGTCTTCTATCGAAATATTCATTTTGGTCAGCATGCCGACCGCCCCAGCTAACGCGCCTGTAGCCGCCCCGGATACCAAGGCCAGCTTTCCAAACCCCATGCTCAAACTATTCATCGTCGCACGCGCGCGCATTATTGTTCCTTCTAATGCCTTGACGCGTTGCTCGACCATTCGGAGAGCGCCGGAAGCTTGATCTTTTGCAGAAATGATCATCGAAACTTCAGCATTGACAGGCACTTATCTCACCCGCCTTTCTTCGAGGCATAGGCGTCACGAAGCGCTAAGAGAAACACCATCAGGTCGCCGCGCTGGTCCAGTACTCCCCCCGCCTCCGGTAACTGCAAAAATCCACCCCAGGGGCTTAAACAAGGGGTAAGGTATTGCAGAGTTTCGAAATACTCCGCATTTTCGTCGTTAGCAAGGCGAAGTCCGTTAATTGCTATATGAGCCAGTCTTTCAATAACAGATTTGTTTTTCAGCAGCTCATTATAGTCGTTCAAAAGTCGGCGAAGGATCCTATCCCCTATATGCGCCTTGAGGCGACCGACGGTATATTCGTTAATAGGCTCACTCTCGGACCACGAAATAATACAAGAGGAGAGGGCCGCGACAACCCTCCCCTCCTTCAACTGAATCAATGCCCTGACTGTGAGGGCGTCTTTTGTTTCAATCCATCCGTCTTTGAATTCATGTAGCATTCTCAGTCCTCGCGAGTCCGTACAGCTCGCGAAGCTTAGTGCCGAGGTTGTCCAAAATCCGAGCGTGCATCTTCTTTATGTTCTCAACCGTGACCGGTACTTCGGCGCTCCAGCCTTTGATAACCTTGTTATAGAATTCCGGCTCAAAGACTAAGTTTCCGAGCTCTATCATGTAAGAGCCGTCCGGATTCATCTGCGCTTTCATTTTCTTCATGTATTGTTCGTGCAAGGAATAAGGCAGCTCGGCCAAAACCTCGACCCAGTCATTCGTTTCTTGCTCGACTACATTTCCCTGTTCATCGAAATAAACTTTTACTGTGCGGTCACTTGCAAAGAGTCCCATTCTTCCACCTCGCTATTTTAGTAACTTCCCGTATCGTTGAAATGATCCTCGACGATTATGATTCCGTTGGAGCCATCATCGAGAGCCTCAAAGCTCAAGTCGATGGTTATCTTATCTCTGCCGCCGATATCGTGCGGTGCCTCGGTGACTTGAAGTTTAGGGAAGTGGATTATAAAGTCGGTGGAGTTTTTCGTTAGTTTCAGCCATAAGCTGAAACTCGTCCAATTCTTGAACTTCGCGTACTCGTCAGCGATGACATCTGCGTTAAATAGCAGCGTAGCGCTTCCTGTGATTTGAAGATCGCCAGGGGCAATATCAATGCGCTGTCCCGTACCATCAAGAACATAGTCGTCCTCTGTAGGATTGTTGTTGATAGTGAAACGGATATCCGAATATGTCGCGACATCATAGATTGTTCCATCTTTAGACAAGGTCAATTCCTTAAAATAAAATGGGTCGCCAGTAGGCGTCACACTAACGCTGTCTGTTGCTAAATCTTCGCCCTCATTCTTCCCTACAAAGTCAAGTGTGACTTTCGGTATTGCTCCGACGGCGCCTTCAAAGCTCAGAGAGCGTACTCTCAAGCCCGTGTAGTCATAGGCTTTAACACCGCCGTGATTTACGCGAACTGTAGCACTGGGTAAATCTTCGGTAACTCCGATGGGCGTAATTTCCGTATACTCGTCTCCCGACTCTGGGGTACTGTCAGGATCCTGTGCTGCCGCTTTTCCAAGCGCGAGGAAGAACAATACCCCTGTAGTATCGGGATAAAGCTCGCAGTCGACAGATCCCTCAACCCCTTCTTGACCGGGAGCAAGAGACAAGCTCGCCCGGCGGTTGAGTAACGCCTCGCTTCGTATATTTTCGATGCGATAGTTCAAGGATTCGCTGGTAATGGGCAGGAGATATTTCAGCTCTGCCGGAGTCGCCCACGCGGTTTCAATTCCAAGTTTCAGAGAGCTCTTCGCTCCTGTTGCAAGCATTCAGCTCACCTCCATTATTCAAATATCGATATCCTCGAAATTACGGTTATATCAGAGTTGCCTGTGTTTGTGAATTTCACCAAATAACTTGTGTTTGCCTTTAAACGCCAGGGCAAATAACCATTAATGATGCTTGTGATTACCGTGTTTGCAATTGCCGTCGAGCCTATTTTTGTTTTGTCTATCTTAGTGCCCTCCGAATTTACTGTGGGGTTATTTTTAATTAAAATAGTGCTATTATCAGAACTCGTGCGGTCTTTGTTAAAAACAGTCACGCTTGTTCCATCAGCGATATCCGCACCCTCGAAAAATTCAATGTCGATGACATCGCTGCTGGTCGTAAAGGTCTGGATTACCGACAACACCGGATTATCCCCCGTGGTGAATGCAAAATATGCCGAGCCAGTAGCGGGTACCATGGTCTCAAAGAAAGCGTGAAACGCGCGACCTTCCAGCAAAGAACGCTCGGCATCCGTGAGGATCACGTCACCTCTACCGTTAATCCCCATTGAAAATCCCCCCCTATTCTTCGGGGATTTGAATACTAATCTGGATCATTTCACCTTCGAAGTCAGCTCTTAGCTCTGAGATCTCATTGAACCCCTGCCACAAAACATTCATAATTTCCTCCGCCTTAGTTTCAAGTTCGTCGGGGACCCGTACCCGCGTCCAAATCCAAAAGCTGTGTATCTTGCGTGTTTTTCCAAGGGCGAGGGGCTCATATTCCAAGCCGGTGTGAATTATCGCGATAAGACCAGGAGCCAAAGCCTCTGGCCTGACCATGCGATAACCTGCGGCTTTAAGGATCTGTTCTAATTGCTCGCGCATTATTTCAAAGCCTCCTCTATTTTCGATGCGATGAATTTCTCAATACCTCGAAGTTCAGCCCGCGGGATTAGCATAAATGGCCTCGCCGGCATTTTTCGTGTACCAGTCTGGTGGTACACTCCGTATCGCACGCCGGTATATACCTGCGCGTAATCCCGACCGTGAGCGGTGTTTATGCTTTGCTTCAGTCGCCCCGTCATTTCCAAAATGGGATGTGCTTTATTAGCCTCACCCTTGTACTTCGCCCTTCGCTTCTGTGTCGACTTCGCTAACGGTGCCCACGTGTGTGTGGCTCCTGTTTTGTCTCGCCCTTCAGCTTCAAAGTTTTTCTCAACCGAAACCCGCATGAGTTGTGCAACATCGCGCATTATAGGAGATAGATTTTTAAGCGTGCTCTGGCCTTTTTTGAGTAGTTTTCGGATTTCCTTGGTATCAATTTGAATTTGCATTATTACCACTCCTCAAGTTCGTCGTCCGTAAACTCCCTGTCGTTGCTGGATACAGCAATCCCACCCGAGGAGAGTGGCTTATCTGGGGAGAGAGTTTCAAGGAGCCGCGTGTACATCTCCTGATAGTTGCGAGCCTTTTCATCAAGGCCCGCATAAGCATGCAAGTAGGCAAGAGTGTAGTTCTTCACGAATTCGTCTTGTGCGGCTTCCGAAGCCTGCGGGGCTGCACTGCCAATGTAGGCATAGCCGTCGTTGATTATTTCAGCGATTAGCGTTTCATTAATTGTCCCGGCATCTTGGTCATCTGTAAGCGCGATCAAAACATTATCGGGTAGCAGTAATTTGATCTTGGCAACTGTCACCATGGTTATCACCCTCCAAAGAGCGCGGGGGCATCAGCCCCCTACGCTCAAGATACTGTCACGTTGTTTATCGTGATTCCATTCGCATTCAAAATGTAAGGCAGGGGGCGGCTCATTACAAACAAACTCTTCTGAGAGCCGTGGTTAGTTATCTCTTCCCAAGATGCAACATCGGTCTGGACAGGATTCATGTTTTTGTCGAGATTGGCATTGATAATTGCACCATATGCAAGGAATATGGCGCTGGGGTCGACAAGGATTATCTTATCCCCGGAAATCAAGCTGGTGCCGCCTATGCTGCCATCATAGACATAAATAGGTGGCACACCCTGTATCTTCGTCACGAAATTGACGAAAGGTTCATTGGTCTCATAGCGCATCTCTGCAACATTGAAGGAAGTCTTATCGACAGCCTTATTGAATTGCGTGTTGTCCCAGAGAGCCTTTTCTACATTGGGCGTCACGACAATAAACGCGGGGCTGTGGCCGTTCTTCTTCATAGTGCGGATCATTTCCCTTAAGTCAGAGACTATTTTCGCCGAGGAGTTCAAAGTGTAGTTGTTGGTGGAGACCCCAAACGTAGCCTCATATTTTCGTGCGCCATCGTCGTAGGAAATCTTCCCTGTGCTTATGAGTTGCGCGAACATCCATTCGAGGCGGTTTTTAACGCGAGCCTTGAGCGTTGCCAGCTTCTTCGCATAGATATAGTCTTTAGAAGCAATAACATCGGAAATTCCAGAAACGGCAACAAGCTGCGGATTGTAGTTCTGAGCAAGGATTAGCTCTTCAGTAATGTCGTCATATTCGTAAATCTGCGCGGGGTCGACCAGAGCCTCGGAAACATTTTCAGAAATTTTTACAGGATGCGGAGGATCATAAAGTTTTCCCAGTGTGGCCATCGTCAAAGAATTAGTCTCAGAGCGAACTTTTACCTTGGCGATTGGAGAATATTCAACGTTTTTCGAAAGCTGCTGCGTGAGCCAGCCTGGTGCAACAGGAGCTTGCTTATAAAGTCTTGTAAGGAATACCCATTCCATTCAAATCACCTCCTCATATCTCCGTGCGTTCTAAGACGAAGATTCCATGCCTTTCAAGGCGCGCGATTGTATCTTCAGCAGGTGCAGAAGCGAACTCGTCTTTGTAAACTATTCCGAACAAGCGGACTTTTGCAGTTGCAGGACTCTGATTCTGTGACACATCCTCAACTAATACAGCCGAAGGCTCAGCAGCAAAGTAGGAGTAATCCACAACTACATTTCCAGTACCAGAAGCAGGAGCAGTACCAAATGTAACTTTACCCGCCTCATAATCAACAGTATAGTCTGTTCCTTCTGTTTTCTCATCATCATCAACTGTAACGGTCACCGAGCCATGAAGAACATCACCATAAGTTAATGTGAACTCTTTTGTAGAACCATCACCATCGAATGTGTCCTGCTTAGCTGCCACAGCTTTGACATATTTTGTGCCATTCCAGCCTACAACTTCGAACGAACTGACATCCGCAGAAACATCAACGTTAACTATCTTTTCCAGGGCTTCCAACATCATTTTTCACCTCCATAGATAGCCTTCGCCACTCTGTCTGCCCGTTCCATCGCGCTCTTTATTGCATCGCTTGCTTCCTCACCCATCTGCTTCAAATTCTCCGGCTTCGCGATAGCCTGCAGAACCTCCTCGAAGTCTTTTCTTTTGTCCGGCTCTTCAAGGGCCATTGTTTTGAATTTCTCAACGACGGCAGGGGGCACGCCTTTGTTGAGCCAGTCTTTAGCCCAAGTCTCAATTTCATTCGTCAAAAGCTTGATTTCAAGTTCCTTCTTTGCCTTCTCTGTTTCTTCGAGCTTCTTTGTCAGCGTCGCCTTTTCCTCTTCCAGAGTTTTTACGCGCTCTTCAAGGGTTCGTACTTTTTCTTCAAACTCCTTCACTTCGTTCACCTCCGAATAATGAAATTCAGGTGGCTCCATATCGAGCCTCTTGTACAAGCCAGCAAGTTTGTTGTAAACTCGCTTTCGTTCGTCGCGGGGGATACTTGTTCCTCCGCGCGCACCCAGTAAGGCCTGCATAGCGGCTATAACTCCTCGACGGTAGATGGTCATTCGCCCGTTTTTGACCTTGGCAAAAGGCAACTTATATGCAGCCTTGACTTCAGGATAGCCGCTATCCCCCTTCTCGTAGTTCTTGGTATCCACGTATGCACACGCTTTAGCCAGCGTGGCCCAACCAAATCTCTCAACGATCTCGTCAGCATCTCTCGCCCAATTCCAACTCCAGGGAGAATCCTCATCGATGGGCCAACGCGGTACATCTGCCAACTTAACTTCTTTTTCCGTCAGACCTAACCACTCAACCAAAACCATCACGGCCTCTTTGAGACGTTCACGGAAAGTGAGGGGTTGCACTCCCGGATGCGCGGGGCGATTTGTAAGCGCGACCCCAAGGAAAGCATAGCCAACACTCTTCCCCGTTTGTTTGTCAGCATAATCCTCAGCAAATTCG